ATCAAGGACACAGTAGCTTCAGTAGAGGAGAACAAGTTTGAAAGATGTTTTGAACCAGTGTCTGAGACTTTTCGTGGCAAGCCAACAGGTAACAAAGTCCTTAATGATGGATGCAAATTCTGCAACTATCGTTTTGATTGTTGGGATAATCTTACTGAGCGTCCTGCAGTAATGTCACAGGCTAAGAACCCGCCTACCGTTAGCTATATCGGAGATGTCATTGCTCCATAAAGCACGGCGTATGGCAATAAAACATGGGTATCGCAGTGGGCTAGAACACAAGCTATCCATTTATCTTGATGAACACAAGGTCAAGTATGACTACGAGAACATAAAGATTGAATGGGAAGACCTAGCCTACCGCACCTATACTCCTGACTTTGTACTCGACAATGGTATCATAATTGAGACAAAAGGCAGGTTCATGGCAGCAGATAGGCGCAAGCATATCGCCATTAAGAAGCAGCACCCCAAGCTGGACATACGCTTTGTGTTTACTAACAGCAAGGCTAAGTTAAGCAAGGGTGCCAAGTCTTCATATGCAGACTGGTGCATAAAGCACGGCTTCAGATACTATGACAGGATCATTCCTGAAGATTGGTTAAAGGAGAAGGGCAAGAACAAGCATCCAAAGTTTATTAAGTTTGGCGGCACAAAAGTGAAAAGGAGATAAGTATGAGTATGATGGAGAAACTAGCTAATGAAGTAAACGAGGAAGATTTCCTTATCCGTGTCAGGCCATTCGCTGATGACGATGGTAGGTGGTCAGGTGAAGTTGACATATCTATTATGGCAATGCCCGACAATCCTATGGATGATGAAGATTATTATCAGGTCATGCACTTTGCTAAGATGATGTGTGCTTCCGTACCTGTTATGGAAGAGGTTGAAGAACTTCGTAATATTGTACACGAATATGTAACAAAAGTTCTTGACACGGAGATGGATATTGATGTAGAACTAGAAGAAGAAGCCGGTGTAGAGAAGACATACGATGGCAATGTAGTACACCTTAACTTTAACACAAAGACAGGAGGTTCAGCATGAGACATGATGCGTTTATGAAAAAGATGGAAGAAGCAGAACAAGCAGGCAAGATAGCTTGGAATAATATTGATATGGTCAACAGCCCACCACATTATAACCAGACAGGCATTGAATGTATACACGCTATCTCTGCTGCAACTGGTGACGGGTTCAAGTATTATCTGCAGGGTAACATTATGAAATACCTGTGGCGTTTTGACTACAAGGACAAACCACTTGAGGACTTAAAAAAAGCACAGTGGTATCTGGACAAGTTGATTGAAGAGGTAATGGCACATGATAAGAGTTAAGATGTTCATTACCCTTGACATAGACGAAGACGAATACCCTATCCCTGCCGATGGTAGAGTAGGTGAGGAATTAGAAGATGGCATTAACGAGTACTTCTATGATGTAGAAGGTGCCAGTATCAAAAACATTAGAACAGTAACGGAGTAACCAACTTATGATTAGCAACACATTACCAACAGACTACCAGAACTTCATAGCACTTTCACGCTATGCAAGATGGAAAGAAGACGAACAGCGAAGGGAGACATGGGGTGAAACTGTCACTAGATACTTTGATTATATGGCTAGCCATTTGCGTACTAACAATGGCTATAAGCTACCAGACACACTAAGAGGTGAACTGGAAGAAGCTGTACTCAATCAGTCTATCATGCCTTCTATGAGGGCATTGATGACTGCTGGGCCAGCACTAGACCGTTGCCACGTAGGTGGATACAACTGTTCATACGTACCTGTGGATAGCCCTCGTGCCTTTGACGAGTCTATGTACATCTTGATGTGTGGCACTGGCGTTGGCTTCAGCGTTGAACGTCACTGCATTGAGAAGCTACCGATGGTTAGCGAAGAGTTCCATAATACAGACACAGTGATTAAGGTAGGTGATTCACGTCCGGGTTGGGCTAAGTCACTGAAGGAATTAATTGCTATGCTGTATAGTGGACAAATACCTAAGTTCGATGTCAGCGAAGTACGTCCTGCTGGCGCACGGCTAAAGACATTTGGTGGTCGTGCATCAGGTCCACAGCCCCTTATTGAATTGTTTGAGTTCTGTATTCAAAAGTTCAAGGGTGCTGCTGGACGTAGGCTGTATCCAATTGAGTGTCACGACATCATGTGTAAGATTGGTGAGGTTGTAGTTGTCGGTGGTGTACGCCGTAGTGCATTGATTTCATTGTCTAATCTTAATGATGACCAGATGGCACATGCCAAGTCAGGTCAGTGGTGGGAGAATGAGGGTCAACGTGCGTTGGCTAATAACTCTGTGGCATACAAGACTAAGCCTGAGATGGGTACATTCATGCGTGAGTGGTTGTCTTTGTATGACAGCAAGTCAGGTGAGCGTGGTATCTTCAATCGTCAGTCAGCTAAGAAGCAGGCAGAAAAGAATGGCAGACGTGAGACAGAACATGATTTCGGTTGTAACCCTTGCAGTGAAATTATCTTGCGTCCATACCAGTTCTGTAACTTGTCTGAGGTAGTAGTACGTGAGTCAGATACTCTTGCTACACTAAAAGAGAAGGTACGATTGGCTACAATCCTTGGCACATTCCAAGCGACACTAACTAACTTCAAGTATCTGCGTAAGATTTGGCAGAAGAATACTGAAGAAGAACGGTTGCTTGGCGTGTCACTGACAGGCATCATGGATAATTCCTTGACTGCTACTTCTGGTGGTAAGCTAGAGACTGCACTTGAAATCTTACGTGCAGAGGCAGTGATTGTTAACGAAGCTATGTCTAAGCAGCTTAAAATCCCACAGTCTACGGCTGTCACTTGTGTCAAGCCTAGTGGTACTGTGTCGCAGCTTACTGATGCAGCCAGTGGTATCCACGCACGTCACAATCCGTACTACATTCGTACAGTACGTGGCGATAACAAAGACCCACTGACACAGTTCTTGGTTGCTGAAGGTATCCCAGCGGAGCCTGACGTAATGAAGCCTGATAGCACTACAGTGTTTAGCTTCCCGATGAAGTCACCCAACGGTGCGGTAACACGTACTGCAATGACTGCCATTGAACAGCTTGAACTGTGGCTCACCTATCAGCGTCATTGGTGTGAACACAAACCTTCAGTCACTATCTCAGTCAAAGAGAATGAGTGGATGGATGTAGGTGCTTGGGTGTACGAACATTTTGATGAGGTGAGTGGCATTAGCTTCCTACCATTCAGTGAACACACATACCAGCAAGCACCTTATCAGGACATTGATGCTGAACAGTACGCTGAGTTCAAGAAGAAGATGCCTAAGAAGGTTGACTGGACTAAGCTGAGTGACTTTGAAAAGGAAGACACTACATCAGGTGGGCGTGAGTTAGCCTGTACTGCAGGGGTGTGTGAAATAGTTGACATCGCAGCAGCTTAGTGGTAAGTTAGTGTGGAAGCGTGGGGATGGTTGGGTACAGTACAACCCCCCACGTAGTCACCCTAGCTACGAAGAGTGGCAGAAACTAAAACAAAAAGAGAAGGAGAAAGATAATGAAGGTAGACCTGATTGACCACATGGGTAGTGACCTTACAGTAGTAAATGCAGCGAGGGTGTCTTTCGATAAGACATCCTCTTCTCTTTCTGATAAGGACATCAAACTAATAAACTATCTATCAAGACATAAACACTGGTCGCCATTCAGTCACGTGTTTCTACAGTTTCGTATTAAGGCACCTATCTTTATTGCACGGCAGCTAGCCAAGCATCAGGTAGGATTATCTTGGAATGAAGTATCAAGGAGATATGTAAGCAATGAGCCAGAGTTCTATACCCCGATATCTTGGCGGCAAAAACCAGAAGACAGTAAGCAGGGCAGTGGTGGAGAAGCTACGTCACAATACTTTCCTTCGATGTATCTTGAAGACATTGTTACGCTTGCGCAGACGAACTACAACAAGATGATAATGCAAGGCATTGCACCTGAGATGGCACGTATGGTACTGCCACAGAATATGTATACAGAATGGTACTGGTCAGGTAGCTTGTATGCATTTGCAAGAGTATGTCAATTAAGACTTGACAGCACCTCACAAATTGAGGTACAAGAAGTAGCTAGGCAAATCTCTGCCTATTGTTCAACTAAGTTCCCATACAGTTGGAACGCATTGATGAAGGAGAATGAGGATGTTTGACTTTTTAAAGAGTAGTGGAGAAGATGTTAACCTAGAGCATTACACCCGCAGTAGTGCAAAATTTGAAGATGGTGAATGGTGGTATGTACAGCCGGGAGACGGAAACCGTAGAAGGGTAGAGTCACATGCTCGTAAAAATACAAGCAGAATGTTTGTTAACGGTAAGTATATTCCAAAGACACACCCTCTACACAAACCGGGTCGGTACAAATCTTTAGACGATGCTTGGTCACACAATAAGATTGAAAGTGTCAATCAAGGCGAAGTCTACATCATTGTCAATACCGCATGGCCTGAGTGGGTAAAGGTAGGCAAGGCAGTCTCATCTGAAGATAGGCTTAACGGATACCAAACATCTTCACCTTTCCGTGACTATAAAGTAGTCGCTACAATGTCAGTAGATAATAGACATTCAAAAGAAAAAGAGATGCATAAAATCTTTGAACACTTTGCAGAAGAACGCAGAGGGGAATGGTTTAAAATCAGCAAGCTGACAGCAATAAAACTTTTCAACTACCAGATTAAGGAGATGCAGAATGCGGCGTAACGGATTAAGCAAGTACGATGCACCATTACGGATTCAATTTGAGTGGGGACAGGAAGCCTTTAAAAGAGGTAAGGTAACCTGCCCAATTGATTCCAACACAATGCAAGCAAGGGAATGGCAGCGAGGTTGGGACACAGCATACCATGTGAATCTACAGAAGGTACAACGGAATGAACAAGCTAGAGCAAGAAGTTAAACAGTGGATGAAGGAGAAAAGAATGAGTAGCATTACAGCAACACAATACCAGACAGCAGCCTGTGGCACAGCCATCTTCCCAAAAGAAACAGCCCTAGCGTACTTGACGTTAGGACTGTCGGGTGAGGCAGGTGAGATTGCTAACAAGGCTAAGAAGCTAATACGTGATGGGGATAACCCAGATAAGCGTGAAGAGATTGGCAAGGAACTAGGAGATGTGTGCTGGTACTTAGCTGTACTGGCAGAGGAACTAGGCATGAACCTTGGCAAGATAATGGAAGATAATATAGAGAAGCTAGCTAGTAGAAAACAACGAGGTACGCTAGGTGGTAGCGGAGACAATCGGTAATAGAAAAGGGGGCAATTAAGCCCCCTCTTTTATTATCTTTCTTTTGCAATACCTTTTGCTATTCTCAATAACGTCCTAACATCAGTAGTATCACCTAGATTTACAGGTGGTTCACCCTTTGCTGCTTTAATAGCAGACAGCCTACTCATAGCAAGTACACGCTTATCTCTAGTGATTCTACGTAAATCATTGACCGCCATCACATAAGCAGGATTAGATGAACCACTAAACTGTGCGCCTTTTATAGAGTTAAACATCTCTCTTTTATTATTGTCTATTCTGTTTCGTTGCTCTAGCAAGAATATTTTCTCGCTGAATCTGCCTTCTTTTTTAAGTTCTGCTTTTATTTTAGGTGCAT